TGTAACGTCAAAAAAAGAGTTATTATAATATACATATAGCTTTCTATCAGTTCCAATGGCTGCAATAGAGTCTCCTTGATTGTCTGTAAAAGTATGAACATCTCTTGCAACACCTATAAGATTACTGTCTACAGCTGGTTGCCAACCACCTATCTTTTCAGGAACACCATATCTAAAGCGAACATTATCACAATCAATCCAGCCACCTTCTGCGCCGTACTGTGTATTTTGCTTATCTATTCCTGGCCTAAACTGTAGTTTTGATATTGGCATAACCCTTAACTATACCTAATTATTTTAAAAAGACTAGAGGAGTTGAGGTAGAATTGGTGGTAACTCCCCTAATCTTTTTGGGTTATATCACTTTTTAAACCAAGCTGGAAGTCCTAAATGTAAACGTCTATCGTAAATATTTTCTTTCGAACCTTTAGTTTCAATATTGTTGTAGTGTAAAAATACTTGACCACAATCATCGAAGGTTAATGCATCTCTCCAATGTTCTAATTCATTTCCACGATACACTAACATATCACCTGGTTGTAATAATACTTTTACACCTTTAGATTTTGATGGTTTATAGTTACCAGTTTTTTCATCAACGCCACCTTGTGATGCATCTGGTTCTAAATAGATTGGCCAACAACCACCACCTAAATGCATGGTTGTAGATATTTCACATGAAAATCTATCTTTGTGTTTATGTAATACATCTCCTTTTTTATAAATTCTTGCATAAGAATAATTAGGATTTAATTTTAAACCTGTTGTTTTTTCCATCACAGATAATAATTTTACAAGTAATGTTTCCATAACAATGTCAGAATAATGTGAATAAGTATCTGGAACTTGTTGATCGTTCCACACACCAAAGTATTCTGTAAATTGACTGATATAACGATTATCAAACATCGTTCTTGCAACTTGTCGTTTCATCATAAAATAATCATAACAAAACTTTGCAAGGTCCTCTGATATCGCTTCTTTTATAACTACATATTTATTTTTTTTAAAGCTCATGATCCGCTACCTCCTGATTGTGATTGTTTTCGAGCTGCATCCGTAATTAATCTACGAACTGCTTGTAGATTAAAATGAATGAATCTAAACGGTTCTACACCATTATCCACTACATACTGATGTTCAAGATATGCTGGTATAAAAATCATTGTTCCTGGTTTTGGTTTGTAGTGAATCATGCTTGATGCAAATGAGACTTCTTTCTCATTTTTAAATGGTAATTGCGTCATTAGTTTAGCAGGCCTTGGATCGTGAAATACTGGCATAGAGGTATGTTCTGAACACTTTAGAAAATAGAATCCTGATATATGATTATCATAATGAATATGACCTTCATGATGGCCTCCTCCTTTTTCACCAAATTCTTGTACCCAAAATTCAGTCCAAAATAATTCATATTGACTTAAATCATAACCCATATGATCTAAACAGTTCCAAGAAGTTTTACCAATATAGTCTTGAAATTCTTTTAAATCTGGATCATTCATTAAAGACGTAGAATGATGACTCATTCCATGATCTCCTATTTTCTTTTTAACAAGTTTTTCTCTATCTTTAATAGCTTGTTTATTATTATCTTTTGCAGTTTGAATGTATTTATCACAAACTTTATTTACATGTTCTACCCACTCTGGAATCTCAATAGAATATACAGGTGTAGAAAAATAAACGGATGCTGATAATTGATCTGTAAGTGCCATGTTATCTAAATGGATAACCTAAATTCCATATAACTAATGAATACCTAGTTCCTTTTGTAACTGGTCTTACACGGTGCCAAACAAAACTTGGAAATACTACAACACTTCCTCTTGGTAATATCTCTGTGCATTTTCTAACATTTTGTGGTTTATCTGGATCATTATTTCTAAAATCAAATTCTAGTTCTCCACCTTCATAATCTTTTGAATCTGATAAAGAACATGTAACAGATAATTTTCTAATTTTACCATTCGTATCTTTATTATCTGGATTTGCATAAGGTGCCTCCCATGAATCGCAGTGCCAATCATAATGTTGATTTAATTTATATTTTGTAAATTGACAGGACTCACTAAAATCCCAATTAAAATTCCAACCTGCTAATCTATTTGCTTGATGCACGAATGGTTGTATCTCTTTATAAATCCAACGATCATTCAACCATACAATATTTGAATCTCTTTTCTTTTTTAAATCTAGTATGTCTTTATCATCAAGAGGTTTTCCTTGATTGACTTTATTTGTCTGCCCACCAGTAAGTGCTAATTGTTCTTGTTGTGATATTCCATATTTAATTAATTCATCACAAAATCTAGGTGTAAGTGCTTCTCTAAAGAAGTAGTAATAATTCTGTAGATTCATTTCTAATGACTTTATATTATCTTCAAAAGCATTAGTAAAGTATAAAATTAAGGAGATACAGAAACGTTTAAATTTCCAGATACTGTAAATGTCGCAACAGTACATCCTCCAGCCGGTGCTGGTAATGTTGTTTTTGTGTTAGTTCCTGGTGATAAATGAATAGTAGGTCCTGCTGGTCCTGGAGCTCTAATGATAATAATACCTGATCCTCCATTTCCTCCTATAATACCTCCTCCACTTGCATTTCCTGCACCACCTCCACCACCTGTATTAACTGTTCCTGATGTTGCTGGCACTGATCCTGGTCCTCCTGCTCCACCACCACCTGATCCTCCTGGTGCTCCATTACCTACATTAGATGCTCCACCTCCTCCTCCTGCATAAGTTACTGGTGATCCTGAAATTGAATTAGCTGAACCTGCTCCGCCAGCTCCTGCTGATGAACCAGATGTTCCATTTTCTCCAACAGCTCCTGCTCCACCTCCTCCTCCACCTGTAAAACATCCATTACCAGGTAAAGTAGCATTTCCTCCTGCATTACCTTGTGATGGACTTGTTGGTGGACTATTACCTGATCCTCCAGTACTTGTTCCAGAAGTATCCCATCTAAATGCTCCACCACCAGATCCACCTGGTATACCTGTAAAAGGTCCTCTTGGAACTCCATTTGGAGTTGGATTGGCTTGTCCGCCTCCTCCACCTGTACTTGTAATTGTTGAAAATATTGAATCTGATCCATTACTTCCAGCTGATGCAAAAGGATTACTTGGTATACCACCGCCATTTCCTCCACCTCCAACTGTTATTGAATAAGATCCATCTGCTAATGTAATTTTTGTTCCGCCAGGAAATGAAGTTCTATAACCACCAGCTCCACCTCCGCCACCTGCTGCTCCAGCTCCACTTCCTTCAGCTCCCCCGCCTCCGCCTCCACCAGCTACTACTAAATAATCAAATGATACTGGTGCTGCTAAAACTTTTGGCCACGTTCCGCTTTTCTGCAATTGAAACTGCGCTCTCAATGGCCACGATCCACTGGCCTTGTTTAATTCTTTTACGATCACGATACCTGAACCGCCGGCTCCTCCTGTTGCACCTGCTGTACTAGCACCACCTCCTCCACCTCTATTAACTGTTCCAGCATCACCACTTGGACCTGTACCACCATTCATTCCACCTCTTCCACCTGTACCACAAGGACTTGCTGCACCTGCTGGTGCACCACAACTTATAGCTCCTCCTCCACCTCCTGCATATGATACTGTTGATCCTGAAATATCATTTGATAAACCTACTCCTCCTGGTCCTGCAGTTCTTGCTGGTACACATGTTGAACATCCACCAACACCTCCAGCACCACCTCCACCTCCACCTGATCCATAACTAGATCCGTCAGTTTTACCAGCACCTCCATTATTACCTTGATTAGCTGTTCCAGAACCACCTGGAAAGTCAGCACCATTATTTGGTGCTGAACCACCTCCTCCACCAGATCCTCCTGGTTTACCTGGTCCTACAGGTGATGTGTTTGGTTGAGAAGCAGACGCACCACCACCTCCACCACCAATTGATGTTATACTTGAAAATATTGAATCTGTTCCTGAAGTTCCACCTGTATTAGCTGGACCTGGTTCACCTGCTCCACCTCCTCCAACTGTTATAGGATATGCTGTTGCTCCACAAACATTTATTTGTGTGCATCTATAACCACCACCACCTCCACCACCACCATCATCAGATGATCCACCGCCTCCACCAGCCACGACTAGTGTTTGAACTGTTCTAGTTCCAGGTTGCGTTGTTAATGTAGTTGATCCCGTAGCAGATGTAATAGTATCCTTTCCAAACGATGTTGGATTAATG